GTGATAGGTAACTATGCCCTTTCCTACTTATGCTGTGTCCACCGAACTGGATGCTGTAAATCAAATACTTAGCTCAGTGGGACAGGCTCCTGTCACCACACTAGATCTTCAGAACCCTGAAGTATCTATTGTTCTTAATACTCTCCGGGAAGTTAATCGTCAAGTTCAATCAGAAGGTTGGATTTTTAACACTGAACGTGACTATACATTAGCTCCTGACGAAACTACAAAAGAAATCTTTTATCCAACCAACATGCTTCAGATTGATGCTAATGTGCATCAACATAAGTCTGACTATGATCTTGTACGTCGTAACGGTAAAGTATATGATCGTCTAAATCATACGTATGAGTTTGAAAACAATATCTGCGCTGATATTACTTGGTTCTTTGATTTCACTGACATCCCTCCTGCTATCCAAAACTATATCACTGCAAGAGCTGCTAGAATGTGTGCTGTGAAGATGATTGGTGATGATACCCTTTACCAGCTTCTCACTGAACAAGAGGGGATGACAAGAGCAGCTGCACTTGAATATGAGTGTAGTCAAGGTGATTATTCTATGTTTGGATTTAGAGATGGTGTAAACTATTATAACAGCTATCAACCTTTTAAAGCTTTGTCACGATGAATGTATCCCAAAGAATCCCTAATTTCTTTTTTGGTATCTCTCAACAACCTGACAACCGTAAGATCCCTGGTCAACTTAACGACGCTGTAAATGTCTTCCCAGATTATGCACTGGGAATGCTAAAGCGTCCTGGTGGTAAGCTTGTATCTGATCTTTATGGTGCAACTACTTCAGGCAAATGGTTTTCAATTATTAGAGATCCTGTTGAGAAATATGTAGCTCAGTATGATAATGACAAGTTTAGCGTCTGGAATTTGTTAGACGGTTCTCCAAGAGCTGTTGACATGGGAGCTAATACAGGTGTCCCTGGTACCTGTAATCTTGTTAATCTTAAAGCCGATCTTGCTACTTATAATGCTGCTGTAACTGATACTGCTTCTAAGCTTAATTTACTTCATGTTGCTCAGGCAGATTATGCAGAAGTGTTAGCTGGTCAAAACGCTACAACAGAAGCACTATTTGAAATTCAGTATGACTATGACAAGCCAGGTGAGATTGAGCAAACAGTAAAATCAGGCATCCTTTTAAATAAAAACGGTGTTTACATTGTCAAAGATAATACTGCTATTGTAAGTGCCACTACTACTATTCCTGCTGGGTATGCTCTTGGTACTGAATTTACAAACGAGTATCCTATTATTGCTTCTCAAGGTTATCAGGTTTACCAAGCAATTAAAACAATAGCAGCCACACACAATGCTGGTGAGCTAGCTACTGCTCAGTCCAATATGGACACAGCACAAACTAACTATGACAATGCTGTCATTGCAGAAGCAGCAGCATTAATAGATTACCAAGCTGAATTAGATCTTTGTGCTATTGCTACTCCTGATCCTAATGGTTATTTAACTGGGGCTACAGCAGCTGATATTGAATTGTTAACTCTTAATGACTACACCTTTGTCCTTAACAAAGCTAAGGTTGTAGCCATGAAGCCTACTACTACAGCTTCACCAGAAAACGTAGCTTTTGTTATTATCAATGTTGTGTCACCTGGTCATTATCGCATCTATCTTGATGGGGTTGAGCGTGGTACTTATAACTCTAGCGGTAATGGTGATGCGGATCTTATTCGTGATAACTTAGTTGCCGATATTAACGGTCAAACCTTTGGGGGTAAAACCTATACAGCTGCTGCTGTTGGTCCTGGACTTTGGATTTCTGCTACTGCTGCTTTTGAAATCTCAGTTATCGGTTCTGGTGGTGGTACTTCAATGTCAGCATTTCAGGATCAAATTAAAAGTGTAGCTGAGTTACCTGTTCAATGCCGTAACGGTTACAAGGTTAAAGTTGTTAACACTCTTGATGTTAACGCAGACGACATGTACGTTAAATTTGTAACTGATAGTGGTGGTACATATGGAGCAGGTGTTTGGGAAGAAACTAATGGTTGGGATCTTCAGTTTGAATTAGATGAGCTTACATTACCTCATCAATTGATTAGACAAACTGATGGTTCTTTTACTTATACTCCTGTTACTTGGATAACTCGTGATGTTGGTGATGATGTTACCAACCCATTACCTAGTTTTGTAGGAACAACAATTAATAACATATTCTTTTATAGGAATAGGTTAGGTTTCTTGTCTACTGAATCAGTGATTCTCAGTAAAGCCGGTCAGTTCTTTGATTTTTTTGCTACAACTTCTTTAACAGTTACTGATGATGATCCTATTGATCTTAGTGCTTCGTCAGTTAAACCTGTTAGTATGAACTATGTTCAACCCACTAGCATTGGTCTTGTCTTGTTTAGTGATAATGAACAGTTTGTGTTGACTACTGATTCTGACATCCTCAGTCCAAGAACTAGTAAGATTAACGAGTTGTCGTCATATGAGTGTGATCCTGCAGTACAAGCGGTTGGTCTAGGTGTTAGCCTAGTGTTTATTTCTAAGACTCCTTTGTACAGTAGGCTGTATGAATTGACTAGGATTAGCACTACTGAACCACCTGTGATGTTTGATCAAACTCAGATTGTACCTGAGTTAATCCCTTCTAGTATTGATTCTATGGTAGCATCACCTGGATTATCACTAATTTCTTGTGGTACTATAGGAAAATCTACTATGTATCAGTTTAGGTTTGCTCAACAAGGTGAAGAACGGTTAGCCACAACTTGGTATAAATGGGATTTAACAGGTACTTTACTTGATCAATTCTTTGATGTCAGTACGCTCTATACTGTAGTGGCTAATGGTTCTAATGTTTCTGTTCAATCTTATGACTTGACTCAAGCTAGTGAGGCTGGTTATCTTACACTACCTACTGGAGAAAAGACGGATGTTTGCCTCGATCTTTGGAACATTAATCCTTATCGAACCTACGACGATGTTAATGATACAACTAGAATCTTCCTTCCGTATGATGAAGTTACTGATGGTACGTTCTCTGTAGTGGCTCTAGGAAGCTACATAGGCGACAGTTTAACGTTGTCTAACCAATCGGTAGGGGCAGTACTCTACCCCACCGTACATGGGACTCCAGGAGCCTATTACGCTGATGTAGATGGTGATTATCGTGGCAGAGATTTGTTGATTGGATACATCTATACGATGGAAATAGATCTACCTAAATTCTTTGCAACTAAAACTGATGAAAGAACTACGGTATCTGATTTTACTTCTGATCTTATTATTCATCGTATTAAGGTTGCTACTGGTCTTAGCGGTCCAGTAAAATACCAAATCAACATTACTGGAAGACCTGAATGGAGTAACACTATTGAAGCTGTTAAACCGTATGAGTATGACTTGAATGGTGTTAACTTGTCTGATAGTGACGTACATACTATACCTATTTACCAACGAAATGAGAACCTAAACCTAAAGATTATTGGTGATACTCCTATGCCTGTGTCACTTCTTAATTTAATGTGGGAAGGTAAGTATAACGTTGGGTTCTATCAAAGACCTTAATGAGTAATTTCACCCGTGGTTTAACCTTTAAACCTGCTACCATTAACGACACATACGAACTAACTAGCCAAATGTTGGATAGAGGGTTACAGGATCATGAAAGAGTAGGTGAACAACCTATTCTTTCTGTTGCTAGAAACCTGCATGAATTAGATTGTTATTATGGATACGGTCCTGATGGCAATTTATATGGAGCTTATGGTGTAGCTGAAGACAATTTTCTTTGGCTACAACTAACAAAACAAGTTAAACAAAGCCCACTTACTACAGTGAGGTTTGGTAAAGTGTTAATGGAGCATATTAACAGACCCTTTTTGTGGTCAATCATTGATTTAGAAAATACTGCGCTACTTAACCTAGCAAGGTATTTAGGTTTTAAGGTTCTACGGGTCTACCCTGATGGACCTGACAATACTTATTCTTTGGAGATCGTAAGATTATGTCCTTCACATTTGGAGTAGCGGAAGGAATATCCTTAGCTCAGTTTGGACTTGGAGCACTTGGCCTTTTTGGTCAAAACCAAGTAGACTATGACGCTATTTACAACGCAACATACCAAAATCAAATCAACAAATACCGTGTTGAGGAGCAGAACAAGCAGATTAAAAAAGCTTTTTCTGCTAAAATTGACACAGTAAAATCTCAGATTGAAAACAATAACCTGGCTGCTGACGCCGCTTGGTTTGCTGAGCAATTAAGGCTTAACGAAATTAACGACGCTGCTGCTTATCAGAGTGTCGAGATGAAAAGAGCACTTACCCAAGCTTTGGGTTCATCTGCTGCACGAGAAGTGTACGGTAAAAGTGCTAGGCGTGGTGCTCTTGTTGGTAGTTTAGGTGCTTATGGACGTACTAGAGCACAACAAGTGCATCAACTAATGAACCAACAAACAGCTTCACAAATGAGAATGAAAGAAGTTGAAAGGAAACTACGAGGAGCTAACGAAGCTGCTATTGCTAGTGTTTCTGTTCTTCCTCAATTCGGTTCATTTGCTCCTGCACCTGTACCTCAAAGTACCGGTAGTGGATGGCAATCTGCTCTTAAGATTGGTACACTTGGACTGCAAGCATTCCAAACTGGGTGGTCTATGACCCCAACTGGTGACACTAGCAATTTCTTTGGCATTCCTAAAACAGCATAAAAATGGCAGAGTTTCAAGAACAACAGGCGTTCAAAGGAGCATTTCAAAGCCAAGGTTTTGATCCTATAACAGCTCCTGATACGTCTCGTTACCTACGGGAAAACATGGGGATGATTGATGCTAATTTCAATCGTCTTGCAAAACAACAACAACAAAACTATCAATACCAACAAAAGAAAACTCAAGATATTCTAAATACTCTTGGTCAGTTTTCTGAAACCGCGATGAACTTTGCCAAGACTATGGGCAAAGCTTACATTGATTCTGAAGTTATTGAAGGTCACACTAAAGCGCTTGGTCAGGGTATTGGTAATTTGTATGGTGTTGATCCAGAAATTATTCAACAGTATAACCAAGTTGAAGCTGAAGAAAAGAATAATGAAAAACAAATGGCAGATGTTGCTCTTGGTTATGCCAAGAACAAGCAGCCAATTGAAGCACAGGTTTGGATTAAATCTCTTCCACGTTATCAACAAATCGGTGCCACTAGAGCTTATTTAGATAACTTAGGTAAGGGTTATTCTACTTATTTGGATTCTTTTTTTCAACGTACTGACGTTAACTTACCTGGACCTGATGGGTCTACATTCACTCCTAATCAAGCTGTTGGTGATTCTGTGCGGACTAACATCGCACTGGGTGCTGCTAGCAAGATGTTTTTTGCAGAAGAAGCAGGGTTTGGAGCAGACTTCAATCCTTCTGGTGTAGCAGCTTTAAAGCTGTATGAGAGTATGAGTAAAGCGGAAAACACCCGCCTTGTTAATGCTCAACGCTTAGAAGTTATCAATCAATCTGCTGAAAAACAGGACACAGCTAAACAAATCTTTGATAGCAATCAAGATTTAAATATGCTGTATCAATCTACTAGAGGTTTGGTTGATGATAATGGTCAAACTATTACTAACTCTGATGCCTTAGATATTGTCTTTGACCACATTGTTGATCGTTATTATGCTGGTGACACTGAGGTGTTGAACAGCTTAGACACCAGCTATATTGATGGTGATCCTAACGGTCAAACATGGCGTCAACGCTTTAAGAACCGTATTGAAGGTGAAAAAGGTCTTAATGCTAGGATTGAAGCTATTGACCGTCGTAGGCGTAGTGAACGAGAAGATGCTTTGAAAGCCGAACTTGAAGCTCGTAAAGAAAGCTTTCGTCAAGCTGTTATTGAACGTTCAGCAGAAGGTAACCCTTTTAGTGACGAAGAGATACAAGCCATTAAAGAAGATGCAATGGCTGAGACTGGTTTAGGTCCAAGTAACTTTAGGTATCTTGATGACTACATTACTGTAGAAGAAAAAGATCAAGAGCAAGAACAAGAGTACCTTGATGATCTTCGTCGTCGTCGTGGCTTCTTAATTGAAGAAGATCTTAGGAATGTTTCGTCAGGTACTTATAGGAAGTATATTTCTATTGTCCAAGATGATGATCAAATTGCTAAGCGTCCTACTAGCTATGCGTCTGATAACAAGTCTTTGATTAATGCTCTCACTAACGAAGCATTTGAATTGACTGACGGTACGAAAGAGAAGTCTTCTGAATGGGAAGATATGGCTCGTCGTGCACGTAACGCAGAAGCCAGGTACTACGCAGAAGAAATTAGAGCTGGTAACACTCCTGAAGTAGCACAAGCTAATACTATTAAGCGTCTTAAAGAAAACTTTGCTGCTGGAACCTATACTTACGATCCTGCAATTAATCAAGATCAAGCGTATCTTAAAAAAGTTTCTTCGGCTCGCTTGTCAATGTCAACTAATCCTGACATTAATCAGTATGTGTTTGCTAACAGTGATGCAGATATTGAACAGCTTATAAATTATAATGAGGGTAAAGGTGAAATACCGAAACTTTATTACGATTTGGCACAAGGTCAAAAAGCACTTACCGCTTGGGATATTGCTTCTGCTCAGTTTGCGGCTGCGGGCTATGGAGAGCTTGGGAAAGCTCCAAAGCAGGTTCAACTTGACCGATTGGATCCTGCACTTCAAAGAGTACTCAACTACAAGCCAACACCTAATAGGGTAGCAAGAGCTAGAGTCTCTTCATTTAACTCACAAACCTCTTCACTTCCTTCTCCTGCTTTCAAACAAGCTGCTGACATTGTTGGTAAGTATGAAGATGCTGGGGCTGGTTACAACGCTGTAAACCAGATTGGTGTTAAAGGTGGAAGAGGTGTGCTAGGGTTCTCTGGTGACTTTACTAAGATGACGCAGCACGGTGGTAGACCTTTAACTGATCATACTTTGGGAGAAGTCCTTGCTTTAGGTGCAGAACAAAACATTAGCAATGACCAGTGGATTGAAAAAGGAAAGATCCATGCAGCTGGTCGTTATCAATTCATCCATAACACTTTGAAAGGTCTTGTTCAACGTCACAACCTTCCCCCTGATCTTAAATTTAGTCCACAAGTACAGGATTTCTTATTCCTTTCCCTTTTGAGTACAGGTGGTTTAGGTCAGTGGATTGGTCCTAGTGACCATGCTACATCTCAAGAAAGAGCAATTGTCAACCAAGCAAAACAAACATTAACACCTGAACTTATCGAACAACTTAAAATGAACCTTATTGGAGCAGGACAATGACATACAGCAGTTTTGATCCCTCCAAAGTAGATGTAGATGCTGCTGCAAGCTACTCTAATACTACTGACCACGTTATTGAACGTGAACAACAGAGGAAAGCGGAAGAGCTTGAAACAAAATATGCTGCGATGGCTGAAGAAGAAGATGCAGCAACGCAGCAAAAAACAGAAGAAGGTGAAGAAGATCTTCCTGCTTGGCGTCGTACCTTAGGTGAAGGTAAAGCAGATTACGATCCTATTGAAGAAGGTGATCTTAATACGTTTGAGAAAGCTCAAGCTAGGATGGATCAAGCTTTAGCAGAAAAGGATGCTATGGATCCTAGCCAGTATGGGGTCAGCGAAAACATTATGGAAGCTAAAGCAGCTATCGCTGGTGGTGCTGCTAAAACGTGGTCTTCTATTCTTACTGCTCCTGAGCGTCTTGTTGATATGTCAACAGGTGCAATGGAGCGTGAGATAGCTGAAACTGGTTCGTATACGCCAGAATTTGACCCGATGAATCTTTCAGATTATGATCCAGGTGTTAAAACTTGGTGGGGTAAGCTGTTGGAGATGGGTGTCCATTTCACTGGTCTTGCTGGTGGTGTAAAAGCTGTGCCTGGTGTTGGTGCTAAGGTAGCTTCTGGTGGTGTGTTAGCTGACGTTGGTGTTGGTGTTGCTAGTGATGTAATCTCTTCTACTTCCCAAGAAAGTAACTTATCTGCTGCTGTTTACGAGTCTAAGATCGTTGAGCGTGTACCCGTTATGGGTGAGTTTCTTAACACTGGTCTTGGTGTCCTTGCTACTAAAGACTCTGATCATCCTTGGATGAAGACTTTTAAGAACGCCATTGAAGGAATGGGAGCTGACATTATTGTTGGTTCTGTGCTTCGTAAGTTTGCTGGTGGTGAAGTTTTAGATGCTGAGCGTAAAGCTGATGTAGACAATCAAGTACGGGAATCTGCTGAGATCGAACTTGTTCGTGGTCAAGAAAAAGCAGCTGCAGCTGAAGCGGTTTACACAGATAGTGAGCTTAGACTTCAGCGGTTGCAAGAAAAGATTGACAGTATGCCTGAAGGTCCTGATCGTGACTTTATCACTGATCAGTTTAATAACATCAGAAAGTCAATTGATGAAGATAAAGCAGCTAGAGAGATGGGAGAGTTTAGTGCTTACACTAACCGTGACATGGCTGATCCTTGGCTAGGTGCTCCTAACTCTCGTGCTAAGTCTGCGTTTGATGCTGCAGAACAAGCTAAGCGTATGGATGATCAGTGGCCAACTCCTGGTGCAGGATCTACTGATTCTGTGTTTACTCCTGCTCAAGCAGCACGTATGGCTACTGAGAATGGTATGCTTGAAGATGAGATGAAGAAGATCGCTAAAGAACTTCTTACTGATTCTCGTTACCAAGAGATGCTTAAGACGGTTAAAAACCAGAAGAAGTCGTTTGAAGAAGTCTTTGGTTACGCCTTTAAGCGTATGCAAGAAACCATAGGGCGTGATGCTACTGCTGTAGATGCTGAGGATTTCTGGAAACCTTTCTTTGAAGATCCTGAGTTCCGCACTGGTGGTGCTGATAGTATGGAAGCTTGGGCAATGGAAAACGTTGTTGCTGCTGACCTTGTAAACGCTTCGTTGTTCTCTCAACTACGTGATCTTGGTATTGCTAGCCGTGAGCTGTTTGACGTTGCTGATGTTATGGATACCGATGGTCCGATGAAGACCATTGCTGATCGTTTGGTTGTTGGTCTTACTAACGTTAAACGATCACGTTATCTGATTTCTAACGAGTTCCGTAAACTGCAAGGTCCACGGGCTAAGACAGAACTTAAAGAACGTACAGAATCTTTCCGTGCTGATTCGGAAGCTGCTGTTAACATGTTCTTTGAGATGGCTAAAGAGTCTGAAAGTGATGAGCTTGTTAAGGCTATGGCAGAAGCTTTCTCCATGAGTAATAAGATTCAAAACTGGAAAGATCTTGATGCTTACATGCGTCAACGTATCCGTAACTGGGGTATTCAGGGTGAGTCTGGTGTCATTATTAAAGAGCTTCAAGGGGTCATGATGCATAGCATCCTGAGCGGTCCCAAGACGCCTCTGAGAGCGATGACAGGTACGTTTACGGCAGGTATACTCCGTCCTATGAATACAGCCGTTGGAGCCGGTATGAAGGGCGATTGGGACAACGCTAGGGCAAGCATGGCTTCTATGAATGCTTACCTTCAAACAATCCCTGAAGCATGGAAACTCTTTAAGACTAATCTTGGGTCTTATTGGGCTGGTGATGTTGCTACTGTTCAAACTAGGTTTACTGAAGCACGGACTAAATCTGATGATGAGTGGGCTTTGTACGAGCATTGGACAGAAACAAGGGGAACAGAAGTAGATAAAGCTGCATTTGCCATTGCTAATATGGCTCGTACGCTTAACAACAACAAACTTCTAAACTATAGTACCGCTATTATGGGTGCTACTGACGATGCATTTACTTTGCTTATGGCACGTGCTAGGTCTCGTGAAAAAGCAATGATGCACGCAATGGATGCTCACAAAAAAGGTAGTGTAACTGAAGTTACTCCTGAGATGCTTCGTACGTATGAAGATGCTTTTTATAAGGATCTTTTAGATGCAGATGGTAACATCAACTTAGAGAGTGATCTTTACTTTAAATCTATTGTTAAAGAAGCTACTCTTACTCAAGACCTTAGCGGATTTACTGCTGGGCTTGAAAAGACGTTTAACTCTTTCCCTGCTGCTAAACCTTTCTTCCTCTTTGCTCGTACTGGTATCAACGGTCTAAACCTGAGTTATCAGAGTATGCCTGGTTTAGGTGTGTTGCACAAGAAATCTATTGACATTCTTCGTGCTTCTGAAGACAACTTAGATCAAGTAAGGCAATATGGTATTACTAATCCTGCTGATCTTGCTAACGCTAAAAACCTTCTTCTTGGTCGTCAAGCTGTAGGTAGCTCTGTTGTGATGATGGCTGGTATGCATTACCTTAATGGTAATCTTACTGGTAACGGACCACAAGACAGGCGACTGCGTAAGCTGTGGATGGATACTGGTTGGCAACCACGTAGCATTAAACTGGGTAACGTTTGGGTTGGTTATGATTCATTTGAACCGTTTAACACTATCCTTGCTGCTATTGCTGATATTGGTGATAACTCACAGCTTATGGGTGATGAATGGGCAGAGCAAAACCTTGCCACCCTTCCTTTAATTGCTGCTGGTACTGCTACGAGCAAATCTTTCCTTCAGGGTCTTGGTCAGTTTGTTGACCTGTTCTCTGGTGAAGAAAAAGGTGTGGAGAAGATTGCTGCTAATCTAATTAACAACCAAGTTCCGTTGGCTGGTCTGCGTAATGAAATGGGTAAAATTATTAACCCTTACATGCGTGAGGTGAATGGCAGTTTACAAGAAAGTATCCGTAACCGTAATCTTTCAACTGAAGGTCTTTTTGGTGTAGAACTTCCTATTAAGTCTGACATACTTAATGGTGAGCCTATTCGCGATTGGAACTTTATGGAACGGGTGTGGAACGCTGTAAGCCCAATTAATCTTAAGCTAGAAGAAGGTCCAGGTCGTAACATGCTGTGGAACAGTAACTATGATCTTCGTCTTGTGAGCTACAGTAGCCCTGATAATGTTGATCTTTCTGATCATCCTGAAATCCGTTCGTGGTTCCAAGAGGAGCTTGGTAAACTAAACCTTGAAAAGACTCTTGATGAACTTGCTGCACGTCCTGATGTCCAAGCATCTATTGAGCGTATGGAAGAAGACGTTCGTAGTGGTAAGCGTGAACTTGATCCTATGAAAGCTTACGTCCATAATCAGCTTATTAGAAATAGGTTTGAAGCTGCACGTAAGAAAGCTTGGGCTAATGTCCGTAAAAACCATCCTGTTGAAACTGACTTGCTATATGAAGAGCGTCGTCAAGAACGTGTTGACATTTATCGAACTCTTCGTGAAACGCAAGGAAGACTGCTTCCTAATTATTAATCCACCCATTCCCATTAAACATTTAGCGTAATGGCACTAACTGAAAATAACTATACGGGTAATGGTGTTCTTGATCAGTACTCGTTTTCATTTCCATATATTGATGAAAGTGACATCAAGGTAAGTCTTGATGGCATTGATACAAATGCATACTCCCTGCTTAACGCTACAACGATCCTGTTTGATACGCCTCCTGCTTTAGACGTGTTGATCAGGATTTATCGTTTTACTGATGTTGATAACCTAAAGGCGACCTTCTTTGCGGGGTCGTCTATTAGGTCTCAAGATCTTAATGATAACTTCCTTCAAAACAACTATCGAGTCCAAGAACTCACTAATAACACTTGGGACAATGAGACCCAAACAATCCATAGTGATGAAACGTGGGTTAGTTCTGATACTCAAATTGCTACCACTGCTGCTTTGGATCAGCGGTTTCAAGATGAAGCAGATGAAACCATTGAAAGCACTGAATCTTGGGTAAGTGATGATAATCACATTGCCACTACTGCTGCTATTGATGCTCAGGTTGATAATAAAATTGATGTTGCTTTGACTAATGACATCGGTACTGATGGTACTGGTGTTACAGTAACTGACGATGGTGACGGTACTATTACTCTTGGTATTGGTGTTGGGACTATTGACCTTGACCGTATCAAAGACGAAGATATTGTCACATATGCTGAGCAAAATGCTGGATCTCCCTCTTGGGATAGTGATGCTCGTATTCCTACAACCTATGCTGCTGCTAAGAGGTTTGATACCCTAGTTCAAACAGCAACACCGACTGGAACTGATTGGGAAGTAGGTAAAACTTGGCTTCAAAATGATGCTAACAAAACCCTTTCTATTTGGAACGGTCTTGGATGGCTTGGTGTGGCTTCTGGTGGTACATTCACCACACAACCTAGTGTTATTTACGTTGACTCTGAAAATGGTAATGACGCAAATGATGGTCATCGTATCATCAACCCTAAGCTGACAATCAAAGCAGCTGTGGCTGATGCTAATGATGGTGATATTCTCATCGTTGCTCCTGGTGTTTATCAGGAGATTTTACCTATTGACATTACTGTTAATAACTTGTCAATCGTTGGTAATGCACAGCGTAGCTGCTTTATCATACCTACCAATGCTACTCAATATGAGACAATGTTCCGTTGTAACAGCGGTACTTATATTGATGGCTTTACCTTTACTGGTCTAAAAGCAAGTGGCACACGTGGTAATCACCCAATTGATGATGATGCCATTTATGGTCTACCTGAAAACCAAGGATGGGTTGCAGGATTTTATCCTAACTGTACTATCCTAAAGAGTCCTTACATTAATAACTGCACCAGTTATATGGACTCAAGTGTGGATCTTACTAACTTTGATCCTAACAATCCTGCTGGTACTGGTGGTGATACTACCTCTGACATGACTGGTGGTGGTATTATTGTGGATGGTTCTGTTCCTAACAGTGCTAGCCCGTTGCGTTCCTTTGTTGTTAACGAGTTTACTCAGGTTAACCTAGATGGTCCTGGTCTACTTGTTTGTAACAATGGTTATGCACAAGCTGTGTCTTTCTTTGGTTTGTTCTGTCATTACCACGCTAAAGCGTTGAGTGGTGGTCAAATCAACATGGAAGTTGGTACGACTAACTTTGGTCGGTACGGCTTGATGTCTGATGGTAAGAGCGGATCTACTATCTTTACTGCTACTGCTAATGGTGCAGCGAGTACTAATGACACAAGCTTTACCATCAATGCTCCTGTTGCAAGTGGTGGTTGGTTTGGTAACGCTACTCGACCTGGCGATACCATGTTGGTTGAGGTTGGTGGTAACATTTACCCCATCTTGAGTGCTACTCCTAGTGGTGGTGGTTGGACTGTTACTATTAGTAACCCAGAACCATCAAATAGATCAGTTAACAACGGTCTTGTTAATGGTCATGCTAATCTTGCTGCTGTTAATTTCTACTTACGTTCTTTGATTTCAGCTTCGGCTCATACGTTTGAGTATGCTGGATCTGGTACTAACTACAATGCATTACCTCAAAATGGTGGTGTTGCAGATGAAAACCAGCAAGTCATTCAAACTGGTGCAGCAGCTATTGCTGGTGGCCAATCTGAAGGTGCTGTGTTTTATTCTAGCACGGATGAGAATGGTAAGTTTAAACTTGGTGATACATTCCAAGTTGATCAAAAGACTGGTTTTGTTACTGTTGATCCACAATCCTTTTCTACTGTTGTTGTTTCGGATTTAAGCCCGCAACTTGGTGGTGATCTGGATGTGTTGACTCGTAGTATTACTACTAGCATTACTAACGGTGACATCAACATTACTCCTAACGGTACTGGTCGGGTAATTCTTGGAGGAACAGCTGCTAGTGGTGGTATCCAATTAGATGGTGATCTAGACGTTCAAACCTACGCTATTAACACATCTACTACTAACGGTGACATCGACCTTGACGCTAACGGCTCTGGTCTGATTCAAGTTACTGAGTTCAACCTCAGTCAAGTTCCTATTGTCACTCAACACGATATTGGTACAGCTGCTAACGAGGTTCCGCTTAACGGAATGCTTGGCGGCATGGCGTTCCAAGATCCTACGGCAGTAAGTGTTGATGATATTGTTATTAGTAATGGTGTCTTGGTTGCTGACTTACCTGCTGGTCCTGTGGGTATGATTGCAAGAGTTACTGATGCAACTACACCTGCTGTTGGTTCTACCGTAACTGGTGGTGGTGCAGCGGCTGCTTTGTGCTGGTATAACGGCACCAACTGGACTGTAATTGGAGTTTGATCCATGACTATTAAACAATTTTACCCTACCCAACGCCCTGCGCTGGACCTTAACTTCGCTCGGCAAAAGCGTCTGGATCCTCGTGTAACTTTCACACGCGGGTCCATCGCCACTTACGTTGGCAGTGATGGACTGATTAAAACTGCTGCCGACAACGAAGCACGGTTTGACCACGATCCAGAGACGGGTGAGAGTCTTGGGCTGCTGATTGAGGAGAGTAGGACTAACTTAGAGACTTATAGTGAAACATTTACCGACTCTTCTTGGGCTAAAACGGATAGCTCTGTATTAGCAAATTCAATAGAATCTCCAGACGGTCTTGTTAATGCCACAAAGGTTATTGAAAACACCTCCAACGCAGCGCATGGTGTTTACAAAAGTTACGGTGGAACACTTACTTCAGGCGTAACTTACACGCACTCTGTTTTTGCAAAAGCAGGAGAGCGTTCTACTTTGCAGTTGGCATCTAGCGAAGGAACCGATTACGCAAATTTTAATCTTTCAACTGGCAGCATCTCATATGCAACTGCTGGAAGCAACGCTAGTATAGTTGAGTTTTCTGGTGGATGGTATAGATGCTCTGCTAGTTTTACTCCACCTAGTGTTGCACTTGTTAGGCCATGGATATTTGTTTATAATACGGAAAATCCATCGAGGGTCGCTGCATATACTGGAGACGGCACATCTGGAATCTACATCTGGGGCGCTCAACTAGAAGCAGGATCCTTCCCCACCTCCTACATCCCCACCGCAGGATCAACCATTCAACGAGGAGCAGATGTGGCAAGCATCACTGGTACGAACTTCAGCAGCTGGTACAACCAGAGCGAGGGGACGGTTGTTGTCAAACTTTTCAACTGTAACTCGCCTGGTTC